AGCTGCTGTTATGGGAGACCTAGACTAGAATCAGAAAAGCCGTAGGCGTCCTTGAGTGGATACCTACGGCTTTTTTGTGTCTTGTATTTAGGTTTACTTACCGAAGAACTTCGATATTGACCTCATTCCTATGCTGGCACTCACGATACCTCCGAGGGAATATTGATACCACGTTGGCATAGCCTCAAGTGAAGTAAAACCAGCTTGTACTATCGCATTACCCCAGTCACCGCAGAAGGCTAGTATCAGGGGAATAGAGAACAGGAGTGTGATCCACTCGTCTTTCCATGAGTTTTGTGTCGCTTGAATTGCAGCTATGTCCCAGTCAATTTCACCAGTTAACTGCTTACGCTTGATCTCAGCTTCGGTCAGTTTAACTTGTGTCTTACTGTCGATCACACTTGTGGCTAGTCCAGCTAGACTCGTTAGGATACTAATCATTTCTTCTCACTCCCCAGCCAAACGGCTATCGTACCAGTCATAGCACCACTAACGACACTAATCATAGCACTCTGCTGTGTACTCAAGTCTTCAAGGCTCATGCCCCACTCAATCACACGGATGTACATTAAAGTCATCACTAGCATCATTAAGCGTGGCATTATCTTCCAAGCCAGAAGTCTTTCCATTGTTACTGCCATTACCATTTCCCCTGTTTTACACCTAAGAAGTATAATACGATTATCAAAGCACCTGCACCCGCTAGTGCTACTGCAATACCTACAGCCCAGTTAATGCAGTTATCTATAAACTCTTGCTTCCTGTAGACTAGCTCACGTTGTTCTTTACGTTGCTGTGCTTCTATCCGTACTATCTCATCCCATGCACTAGGGCCATACGTCCAAGATATGTGCGTTTTAAGTTCTTCTCGCATTTCCTTGAGCTTCTGCTTTTGCGCCCATATTTCTAATGCTGTGGATTGATTGTCGCTAAACATCTTATACATAGGAGGATTCTTAGCTTTGTCCTCCAAGAAGTCTAGGTCACTAACGGCTTTAGACCATTGGGATATAGTGCCAGCCATACCTGAGATTTCTCTCCCGACAGATATGGCTTTCTTAATACCATTGTAGGCGGCGGTAGCGGTAGCCATAGCTGTAAAGGGATCGACCATTGAATTACTTCCCCTTGTTAGCCATAGCCTCTACTGCACTACGAATAGCTTTAATGTTCTCATCAATCCTAGCCATCGACACAGCCTGAGTATTAACAGCAGACTCAAGCCTTGTGATCCTAGATTGTGTCTCCATGATGTCGTCACGGTTACTTTCGATGTCCGACATCATCATTGATACAGTCCATACGATAGCTGCACCCTGAGTAATTAGACCTAAGATTAACCCTATTGATAAATTATTGTTAATCATCTCTTTGCTCATGGGTACGTCTTTCGGTCAAGTTCAAAGTGAGGTGCATCATAGAAGCTCTTCCAGTCACCACCCCATACGATAGGAATGTCGAGTTCTTCTGCCGCTTCTTTCATAGCTTCAGCCATAAGCTCAAAACGATCTAGGTCTTCCCAATCGACAGGATAAGGAACCATGTCTACAGCATGACCTGTGATGTGTCGTGAGTTCAAGGTAGTTGACTTACCAGCCTTGAGTAACTCTCGTTGACGGTTGATGTGACGGATACCTTCGATGACTGTAAAGTCAACCTCAGTGATCTCAATGGCTCTCTTAACTACAGCGACCATATCAGGGTTAACGCCCGACAGGTTCTGTAGGCTGCGTGTTCCAAGTTTGTAGGGCATTAGTACATCCTTATTCTGGTTTAGTAGGCCAAGTTACACTATGGGGGAAACCCGATTGGTCAGTAATTGACAATAGTGAAATACGATAGTCAGCCCATTCGGTCTGTTTATCTGTCGTCATGTCAGCCCAGCGAAGTGGGTTACTCACAACGGGATCAACTTCAGCGAGTAATTTAAAGTCTCTTTCGTTTCTTATTGCCGCTGCCGCTGTTGCGTCTAGTTCGGCTTGGGTCGGGGCCACATACGGTGTGAAGCTAGAGCCAACCAAAGTTAGGATAGCAGCGTTGTCAACTGTTGTATCAGTGTCGGAGGGGTCAACAGTGTAAGGTATCCACCCGTAGTCGGGATGGTTGACCTCAACGTCCATACGGAGGTTGTCAGACTGTAGTGACTTTGCATTACGAACTTTTGTGATTGTAATAGCCATCAGGAAATCCTCAGAAAAATGTTTGCTGGGTTGATGCCACTGTTGTTATTTGACGTACCCATGGCTCTCCAAGTGCCACTAGGAGTCCCGCCTGTATTGCCAGCAGAGAAGGCTTCTTGGAATGAACCGATACCTACTCTAAATCCGCTGTATCTAAGCCCACTTCCTGCGTAAGTTGTTCCTGCCGAAATGGTACTGCCGCCAGTGGATCTTACCAGCAGAGCATAAGTTCCAACTGCCCCAAGACTTGTAGGCTGACTGTAAGTTGGAGCATTAGCTATAACAGAAGCCTTAACTTTAGCTGGCGAGACAAGACTTTCAGTACTACCTGTACCAGATTGCCAAGTAGCTGTGGATTGATCTCCGATAAGTCCTGTAGTTGCACCACCAGTTGTGGCAACAATAGTGTCATTAAGTATCTTAAATGTATCTAAACTTTGGTCAAGATACCCTATGTTAATCCAAGCATCATTAGCCTCTGCCCTGATCTTAAGGATATTAGCACTAGTATCATACCACATCATATTGGCATAAGTTGTAGGTGGTGCAGAAGGGCCACTATTTGTACTACCCAAGGCTTGCAGAGCATCATTGATGTCAGCCCTTGTAGCAGGAAAGGTTTGGTTTGAGATCACCAGATCATTCTGTGACATTTAGTTATACTCCACATAAGCTGTTAGTGCAGAAACAGACGGGGTTACATTGTTTGCGACAGAGGTAAGTTTAACCTTAAATCTAAACGCTCTTGCACTAAGGTCTGCAACCTTAATTGCGCTGTAGTCAGACCAAGTAGGTGAACCCGCCGGATCATCCTGTGTTATAGACACAAGTGTTATGATGTTAGTGTCTGAGAATTGACTTCCGCCACCCAAGTCGTCGAACAAACCGGGAGCATTATCGAATAACCCCGGCTGGTCATCAAATAAACCTGCGGTATCATCATGTCTTGTCGTTAGCCCACTGACGTAAACACGACATCTCTTAACGGTACTGTCGCCAGTCTCTATATAGTTACTGAATAAGTATTCACCCTCTGATGGTGCTGTAACATAATCGTCAATACGAAGGTTACTACTCACAACTTCAGCGTTTGTCTTAGAACCAGTGAAGGTTGGGCTATCTGTGAGGCTCAAGGTATTAGCAAGAGGTTCAATGTTAGCTACAGGCACAACTACAGATGTATAGTTAACTGAAGTAATACCTGACTTATCTACAGCTTTAACCATGTATGTACCAGCCCTAGCTGGAACTGAAACACTAGACGCTGGCCTAGATACCTTATCGACATACGTTAAAGCATTACCCCAGCTTGCACCAATCAGATCAGGGGAATATCGTACAACGTAATACGACAGATCAAGATCAGGTACGGCGTTCCAGTCGAGGGTAATAACTGGGCCATTAACTTCAGCTACAAAGCCTGTAACATCAGATGGTGGCTCAAGTAGACCAGAGGCATTGACGGTATCTAACCCATTCCATTCACCCTTGATACCAAAGGTGTTGATAGCCCTAGCCCTAAAGTCATAGTCACCATCTTCAAGGTCTACAGCTTCAAACTTACCAAGTTGACCTGTGCCAAGCGTAATCCAGTCTGTGTCAGAGGATAGCTTAAACTCAGCCTCAACGTAGTCAACCCTCTCAGGTGCGCCAGAGGTAACATTGAGTGTGATGATGTTAGTTAGCTTCTCACGGATTACTTGGGTTCTAACTGTTGCTGCCAAACCTACCGCAGGAACATCAAATGGTGACAGGAGAGTTGTGTTATCTCTCTCGTAGACGACACCATCATTAACTTCATCATATACAGATTCAGCAGTTTCCCGTAAGGTCATCTGTGTCTGTAGGTCAAGGCCATCAGTAAGACCAAAGTTCCAAGAGATAACTTCAAACTCTTTGTTATCCCAACCAAACCTAGTGTTAGTCAAACGTACGTTATCACCCACCTGTACCTGAAGTGTCTTTAGCCCAAAGGAAGCATTAACAGTAAGCTGCTGTCGGTTACGCTCCAGCGAAATTCTAGCAATGCGTCTAGCTTCAATAGAGTTATCTGTAAATGGTAG